CTCGAAGTCAACCTCATAGGATATAACCTCAGGAGCAAGAATACTGCCGTTGTTGATCAGTTCAGGAGCAGGCACATTCTCAAGCACAGGACCATAAACTGTGCTATTGTTCATGCCACGTCCATAAGCATTACGAGTGTGCTTAGGTGTGGCGGTGAAGAAATAGTAGGACTTAGACTCAACATTGAGTACAGACTCAAAGAAATCACGACGGACAGCATTATGTGCCTCATCGTAATAGATACAGTCAATATCAATGTCAGACTCTACAATACGACGGAGACTGTTGTATGTGGTGAATATAATCTCATGAATACCAGCAGATTTACATACACCGTGGTGACACTGGATTTGTTGTACTTTAGTGCTGCTTCCAAAAGAAGTCTCGCCACTATGAACGTGAAACATCTCAGCATTCACAGTACCGTTGAGAGCAGTCCAGAACTCATCACACAATTGGTTTGCCAACAGAATACGTGGGGCGACCACTACAATAGTCTGTGGCGTGGTGGCAGCGAGCAAACGACGCTCAGTGTCCTTGATCATGACGAGAGTCTTGCCACCACCTGTGGGGACAATGACCTGACCAAAGGAATTGTTCTCAAGAGCAGCAAGTGCTCGCTGCTGGTGAGGACGAAGGGTGAGCATGAATGCCTTGCTGACTACCCTATTATTATAGCAGAAAACCGCCCTTGTGGAGCGGTCTAGTCCAGTTATGGAAGTGGTTCTGGTTGAGGTTCTCGGAGTCCAGTCATCCCATCGTTTCCTCTAACGTACAATCCATTACTGAAAATAACATATTGAATGAAATAGTCAGTATCATCTGGTTTGGTGTTGGGAAAGTTCTCCCTACAGAAGTCATCTGCTGACTCCTCAGTAGTAAATTCTACAAATGTAAACTCATTATACAATAGTTTGTCAAAGATTGCTGGATTCTCAGACTGCATATTCAAATAATATGCTGAATAGATAGCATTTGCCTTAGTAGCATCATCTACACCGTCTGGTCCGACAGTTCTTAACAACACCATAGTTGATTGTGTTGCCTCTGTGTAGTGTCTCATCCACTCCACAAAATTTCTAGTTGTAACGTACATTATATTACTCCGAAATATTCAAGTTTTCAATTACAGCACCAGTTAAACCTTCATTGAGTTTATACTGTTGAATCTTATCCCAAATTATCTTATTCAATGGCAATCCACCACCTGCTTGACGTTGTTTAGCAAGAATAGCAGACTGTTTAATATTACCTACAAGTTGTTCGGTACTATATTCTCCTGCTTCAAATGGACTGAACTTGAAGTGTTCAGGGACTGATAGATATTCAGTCTCATGATCTGGGTCTAGTTCATGATAAGCAAATGGATCAATAGGCCAACTATATTCTTCATCCCAGATCAAGTAATCTAGCATGTCATCAAAATCTTCTGGCGTCTTGATATTCTCACGTAGATATGTTCTGTAAGAATTCCACATTTCTAGTTCACCACTGAACTTTTCAGTAGCATCTGATAGTTGTGACCAATCAGAACCACGAAGCAATTTATTTAGAACCGATTTCTTTTCTTCATCAGTTTTTACCAGATATTCTCTTCTAGTAGCAACATCAATGATTGCTTTCGATTTAACTACATCAGCATCAGTTTGCTGTACTGCTAGTGCTGCCTTCATAATATCAAATAGTTCTCTTACCTGACCTGAGGTAAGATCATTTTTTTCATATCTTAACCATTTTGATGTTTTTGTAGAAAAATCAAATTTCAGTTTTTCTTTCTCGAAGATATGCTGACCATCCTCATAAACTGAGAAGTTTACGATTCTATCGTTTTCGTTAGACCACTCATCTGGTAGATTATTGTGTAAGTTAGTATTTACCTGTGCCTCAAGTTTAGTGGCTAGATATGTCCACTCACCTTCTTGCTTGACACGGACAACTATCAGACGATGCAAAGCATCCCATTCTAGAATAGGTTTTCTTTCTTCGGGTGGTAAGATTTTCTCAAATTGAAAATCGTCTGGATTGAACGCCATTTCTATTAGAATACCTTTTTACTATTTAGAACGCTTTGATCATCCACTTCGCCCACACATAAGGTGTGACAAGTGGAACTTGATCTTGAGGTGAAAAAGATGGAACAGGAATCAACTGTTTAGTCTGTTGTAGTGTAAATGTACCAGGGAGAACCTGAATACCAACATCTAAAGCAGAGAAGTCTAGATTAACTGAGGCGTTGATACCACCAGAGAAACTAGCAAGAGCAGAACTAGTAGTACCACCAGTTTCATTATTACCATAACCATAGATAAGATCGTCACTTATAGCAGTCAACGAAACATAATGATTATGCTTTAATTTATTTACAGGATTGTATGATTTAACAGTAACTTCTTTTTCGGGAATGTCAACTGTACTAAGGAACTTTCTAGCATTAGATCCACCAAATGCTCCAGTCTCACCTGTGAATGGTATAGCAGCTAGATCAATATAAGAATTGATCTCACTATAAACAGAACCAGTTATACCACTTTGCTCAATAGTAACACTACCGTAAGCATCAGCATCTTCAATACCTTCATAACCAGGAGTTGTTCCGTTACTCCAGTCTTCAGTGTTACCATCCCACCATCCAGATTCATCACAACCAGTAGATCCAGGCAGGTCATTAGCATCTAGATCATAATCTTCTAGAGCATATCCCCACAAGTTGAATGAGAACTGACCTGATGATGTAAATGTGGCATTAGTGTTAGAACCTAAGTTAACAGCATTAGGTGGTACAACATCAATACCAAATCCACCATTACCACCCCACTGGACTCTACCTTTAAATCTACCTGGGTCAGCAACACCAGAGATCAAATCGTGGAAGTGTAGAGGTACATCATAAATTTTTTCTGGTTTCAATCCAATGGGACATGTTGCTTTACCAGATGTGAAGAACTCAATCAATCCAGTAACATCAGTATACCCAGTAGTAGATACTTGAGCAATACCAAAATATTCAGATTCTTGTGCTGGTTGTCCAGTAGCAGGAGTAACAACTTGTTCAAGTTCATCTACACCAGGATCACCAATGGTATCTACATACCACATACCACCAAATGCTCCAGGTTCTTGGTTGCCAGGAGAACCAGATTGCTTAGTTGGTTTGAAACTTGGATTTAATCCAGGTGATGCTTGAGCATTACCATCAATAACACCTGTTCCTTTTACATATCTATTTCTATAATCAGGGACTCTAAAATATACATCACCACCAACAGTTTTAGCACCATAATCATAATCTAATACAGAGAATAACAATGGATATTCTGCTGGATCATAATATCCACCATCACAGTTAACCCAACTCGGGAATCTAGAGTCTGGTTTGCCATCAAGTTTGCCCCAGAAGTCAGACTCAGTACCATCCTGGAATACAGGCATAATAGCACCAATAGGTAGTCCATCAAATTTAGTATTAATTCTAATCTGTTGACCACTAAATGAGTTACCAATATACTTACATGGTGTGATAGAACTATACCATTGACTATTGATAGGATCTTGTACACTAGCTGGAGATTGAACAGAGTATCCAGTTACGTAAGAACCAGCAAAAATAAACGCTGTTCTTGTAAATCCAGGAATAGCAGAAGATAATAGTCTAACAGTAAATGTTGAACCATTTGATACGTTTGCTTGATTACTTACCGTGTAAACATTATATCCAGCATTATTAATGTTAAATTGAACACCAGCTGTACCATATAATCCAACACTGACGCCAGTAGATAGACCAGAAATCGTGGCAGTTTCTGCTGCTTCAGTAAATACACTAGTTCCTGAAGCAATTTGACTAGCAAAAGAGAAAGCAGAAGGAGTTGTACCAAACTGTCCAGCAGTAATTACACTCCATGGAGTTTCAAAGAACCCTGCTGTGGATGTAGCAAGACCTAACTTAGTATTGAATACTCTAAGTTCTCCAACAACATCACTAGTTGTATACTGTAGTGCTATTGTATCAAAGTTATTAACTTTAGTTGTTGTAACACCTTCTGCTAGCAACACGCCGTTTTTAATGATACGTGCTAAATCAGTGTTGGGTCCTTGGTCTCCACTACCTTGCTCGACAATGAAATCAACTTCAGTTCCAAGACCTTGAATTAAATTAGTGTTGCTTTCAAATGTTGTTTCTAAAGTAGCACCAACTACATAGATCCAAGTGTAAGAATCAGGAGTTGAATCTAATTCAGCAGCAGTCGTAACACTCCATTCAGTTGCAGTTCCATTTCCAACGGTAACTTGGGTCTCTACTTCAGTTAAGAAGTCAGCAGAAGATGTAAGTTTAATTCTGAATGTACCACCGTTAGATATAGTAGCTCCAGGAACTCCAGCAACATATGCTCCACCATTCACACTAATCTGAGCACCAGCACCAACAGCAGTCATGGTTACAGGAACAGTAATACCAGAAATTGTAATCTCTTCACTTTCAACATCAGTAGAAGGTGCTACACCATCAATAGGAGTTAAAAAGAATGGATTTGGAATAGAATCTGGTGGTGGACCAGTATTAATATCCCAGTTAGCAGTAGAATCACCAACAGTAACACCAACAGTATATGTGGTAAAAAATTGGTTACCTGTAGTTGCTCTTACTTGTACATATTCACCATTTGCTATCTGAGCAGAAGCCTGCCATCCGCCACAACTAGCAGCAGAAGACCCAGTACAAATTCTAATTTGTGATGTGAAACCAGGAGAAGCTACAGAAACAGCAACTGTTCCCGTAATACCTGTGATCTGTACAATATCAGAAGAAACTTGTTCTTGAATTGTAGCACCATCATATGTAGAGAAAGCAAAAGGATCTGGTGTTATATCTTGCTGTGAATATTCAATATAAACAGCGCCAGATTCACCACAAGCAGCACCCTGACCACTTACAGTTCCACCACCAAGTACAGTACAGTAAGTAGTGTTATAAAAAGCACCACCACCATTACCACCAGTAGCATCTAGATCGTTAGTTTGTAGTGTTACTTCAGTACCACTAACTACCTCATTATAACTAGTGATTAGTGTACCAGCAGATCCATCATATCCACCACCGCCGCCACCAGGACCGCCGCCTTGACCAGTTCTATCAGGAGCATCATCACCAGGCAAGTTGATGTTTATTGTTGACGTGCTTATGCTACCATATGATTGATAATTGCCATATTGAATATCTAATGGAGTAGCAGTATCATTACCAGCGCCACCGCCTCCACCGCCGCCACCAACCATGGCAAGCAAAGTACCATCGCTTAGTGTAATAGCAGAGGCAC